TGTTTACGACTCATGCCAATACCACTCCATTGTTTGGTACGGCCTTGTTTAATGTTGTCTTGTGATTTAGCCATTATAATACTTCTCCTGTTATCTCGTAACCGCACCACCGCCACGCAGGGCTACACCAATCGAACCACCCTTCTTGACGTTCACACGACCACGACGGCGTTTGCCCCAATCACCATAAGACTCATCACGCCTCGCAGCCATTGATTGCGTCTTACCAGCTTCAGGACCAGTCCTCATACCAAGTGACTCATCTTCACGATCACGATAACCCTGTCCACCAGCAGCATACTTCTTAATCTTACCACCAGCCTTCTTCTTAACAGGACCACCCTTCTTTCTACGTGCAAAGGGAAGCACACCAGCCCTTTTCTCTTCCTGTGGATATAGACCGACTCTGGTCATCCCACCACGTTGTTTCTTGACAGTACCACCTGTCTTCTTCTTCTTTGCCATGCTATTTCTCCTTTTTGCATTATTTCCTAAATTAGGCGTTAGTTCTTTTGATATGTCACTTCTAGATATTGTCATTGTTATTTTGAATATTTCTTTCTAATTTTATTATAATGATTTTTCCAATCATTAATAAAATCTTCAATTGTAGCCTTGTTACCTTTACGTTTAGTTTCTGGACGTAAGTTATTCTTTACATTATTTCTAATTCCATCATCTTTAATATCATTTATTTTACGAGAACGGAATTGTCTTAATTCTCGCCATCCTCTTAATCCTTGCTGATGAACCATCATAATATCAAAAGCCGTTACATTTCCTTTTCCTAAATCTTGTTCTAATATAGGAAAATTCTCTTCAATAGATTTATCAAACAAATTTTGTTGAACATCTTCTTCCATTAAAGATTTTTCATCATCTATACCTAATTCTTTTGCTCTTGATGGCTTAAACATAAATAAACCTCTAGCTCTATCCGGCGATTTTCCTTTAACTATATTAGCAGGATTCAAACTAGATTCTATAAATGCTATAGTCTTTTTATCTATAGATGATATATAAGGACTATCTGTAAATATTATATCTTTTTTTGATTTAACTTCTGGTTTTGCTGGTGACTTTATCCCAGGTATTTCAACTATAGGTTCAATCCCTGTAGGTTTTAATGGAGATATAGAATCAGCTAAAGCATCAAGAGAAGCTAAAGGCGGTTCCTGTATTGCTGGTTCTGACGGTAGTACAGGTGCTGGAGGTGCTTCTTCAACACCTAATCCTTCTAACTCTGTTAAATCCTCACCACTAGGTTCAGATGGTATATATCCATGAAGTTTAAAAAACTTTTTCATCTGCTCTAGAAGAGTTGGACCTGGAGAAACAGGTTGTTCAGGCATTTCCTTTTGTTCACTCCACTCCCAAGGATCTCCTATAACTAGTGGATTTTTAACTTCTCCTTGACTGGCAAATCGTTCTGGCGTTAAGTCTACTTCTTCTTTTAGTTTTTCAATTGTTAATCCTGTTTCCTTCATTAACAATTTCATCATTTCTATAACAAACTTATCATCACGATCTTCCTCTTTACTTTGAGAAAGAACAGAACGATCTTTTTCCAGTTCTTTTATCTTAGCCAATTTCTCTGCCGCTTCTATCTCAAGCGTATCCTTTTTAAGATCCAATTCCTCTTCTTCAAGAGCAATGTTTGCAGCTTTCTGAGCAGCATCTATCTTCAATCTTTCTCTCTCAAGATTAAGCTGTTCTTTCTGAAGTTCCAAAGTCTGCCGTTCCAGATCTTCTACAGTACCCATTTCAGCCATACGCTGGTTGTTCTGTAGAATTTCCTGTGCAGCACCTCTGGTAATTTCACTGATAGCTTCTTCGCTACCTACACCAGCCTGTTCTACACCAGCTTCAAGCATCCCCGTCATTTGCTCCTCATACTGCATTATCATATGCTCTCTGATATTAGCTTGCAATAGCGGAACAATCGTTTGCATAATAGGATTCTGACCCAGAGTAGGATCATTTATAAATGACTCCTTTACAATGATATGAGCTTGGTGATCCTGACCGGGAAAAGCCTTTATAGGCAACCCTTGGGATACGGCGTTTATATCAGAAATAGGATCACGAGGAATAGGCTTTTCCTCCGGTATAAGGAATCGGTCAGGATTCTCAATACCAGCCGCATCCAACATCGTGCTGTTTATCTCTCTAAGGTTGTACATCCCGGCAGGAGCTTGTGAAGCCATCTGCATAACCATCTGTGCCATCGCCAACCGATGCGAAGAAGATGGTACGTTTGGATCTGAAACAGGAATGATATCAACTCGTCCATCGAAATCATTCTTGAATATCTGTCCTTCTATATTTGGAATATCATAAGGATATTCATTGGGAAGGAAATCATAATTGATACGAGCTAGAATACGAAATTCCTGCCTTTGACTATAATGAAGACGTTTATGAATAGCACTAAAGAATTTAGTGGAAGCCTCAAGAAGAGCAAGGGTAGTTCCTACCGGACCATAGTTGGTAGAATCCGCAATGACCTGTTCCGTCGAATCGGCAAACTTCTGCCCAGCCGCTGCTACATACTCCAGCATCTTCATCAAAGTTTGTGAAGGTTCTTTATAAGGTAGTGGAATGATTGACTTTGTTAAATCAATACCAGTGGCTTCAACTTCCTTAAACTCACCGGGAGCAATAGGATCATTATCTCCTACAATCCTAACACCTCTAGATTTAAACCCACCAGGAAGATTAGCAAACTGTCCAGCATCGACAAGGTTACGTACAGCAGAAGTTGCCGTTGCTGTAAGATTACCTAGGAAATGGATGAAGCCAAGACCATAAAAACCGAACCCAGGAACAAACCTGTAATGAGTAAACCACATAAGCTTTTCTTTGCGTGGGTCATCTTCCCTCCAATTACGTCTTATACAAAGTACCTTTCTACTTTGTTCATCAATAGAAACAATATAAGGTAAGGCTACTGTAAGAGGATTTTCATCCTCATCTATCTCTTCTTCAATCTCTAGATAACAATGCTGCTCCAGAATAGTATATTGAGGTTCATCATCGTAATTAGGCTCAATCCCCATAATCCTATCCATCTTTGCTTTAATAGGTGTAGGCTCTACTGGAAGAGCCTCTGGTAGCCCTTGATCGTCATAGTGGTCAATAGTGTACATCCCTGCTTCGATGTCACGCTTGAGGTCGTTAGGAGAACGATAGAGAACATGAGTATAACGCTCCGCACGTTTAAGATCTGAAGCAAAGTTGGAAACATAAAACTGGTCGATAGGAACAAACTCACTAACCGGACGTTCAAACGACATATCAAAATAAATCTTTTTAAAAGCCGAACCAAAGATTGGAAGGTTAAACAACATTCGTTCCAATTCTTCAAAGTATTCTGCCATTTGATCTGTCAACTGGTAGTTCATGAAGTTCATGACACGGGTAGCTTGACGATCCTTTTCAACATTAGGACTACCAACTACCTGTACTTTTACCGGCCCTTTAGAAGGAAACAATTCCTGGGTTGCTTTTGATTGGAACTTAACGGCTGATTCAATTAACAAAGGATGAACGGCAGTACAAGCTCCTTGAAATGGTTCACTAGTTTCCTCAAGTTTAAGCCCCAGAAGATCAAACCCTTTTTCAAAAGTAGCTTCCCACTCTGCTCTACTTTCCTTATCAGCCTCAAACCCTTCGATAACTTTGGTAGCTATCTCATCAAGTTCATCTTCATCAAGTTCAGTTACGAGGTTTTCATTATGGTTATAGGTCATCTGTCCTACAACCTCCATCAAACTTTCAACCTCAATACCCCCTTCTTCGTCTGGAAGAATAACTTCTATACCTTCTTCGACAATACCAAGAGTATCTTTAGTACCGTTTCCCCCTTGATTTGCATAAGGGTTACGTTCTACATTTGTTATCTCAGCCATCGTCTTTTACACAATCGCACCTTTCAGGCGTACAGTTTTCGCAGTTACATTCAGGACCGCAAGATTCACATTTACAGTTTTCACACTTACACTTTTTTTCTGTCATTGTTAGGCTTTCCTCTTTTTACCTTTACGTTTTTTAGCCATCTTTTTAAAAGTCTTAGCAAGAGCCTTGGCACGACCTTTACATCCTGGTTTAGTTATAGGAGTACATTTCCCCTTAGTCCCACGTTTCTTTATGGATTTACTTACTTTTTGAATCCATTTTTTATCCTTCTTCTTTTTTTTCTTTACACTACCACCTCTTTTATGAGTTACTTTTTGATCTGTTTTATCTGCAAAAGCTTTAGCTTTTAATTTTCCTGCTGGTGTATATGGAAAATGTATGTTTCCTACTTTTGGCATAACTTCAATTATCCTCTGGTTACGGCACCACCGCCTCTAAGGGCTTTGCCTATGCCTCTTTGTTTTCCTCTAACAGAACCACCACGTTTACCCTTTGTCGTAGAAATACGTCCAGGTTTATCAGGAGGAGGATTCAACATTTCATCCCATTCCATATCTCTTACTTCCTGTAAACGTCTAACTCCTTTTTCATCCCCTTTATAAATATCTTTATAACCTTCAGGGTCGGTTTTAGGAATATACTTTTCCTCTCTAGCTTTTTGTTTTACACGTTTTATATGCCCTTCTGTTCTGGCTCCTGGCTTTCTCGGTAGTCTAGATTTTCTTATTTGTGCGGTAGTCGGTTTAAGAATACGTCTTGCGCCTTTAGCTAAAAATCCAGGTAATTGTCTTGCTGTTAAACGCAATAACGTACCGGCAATCATAACAATAATTGGTGCCATAAGATATTATCCTCTGGTTACGGAACCGCCGCCTCTAAGAGCAACGCCCATTCCTCTTTTATATTGTTTTTTACCTCTTCTTAAATGTTCTAAAATTCCATTAGCTTCATTAATATCTGGTGTAGACGGTTTATGGGGAATTTTAATATTATGAACAGTTGTAAATTTACCAGGATTTCTTTTATTTGCTAAGATAGCTCTAGCCCAATCATGATCAGTTTTATTATTTTTTTTCTCAGCCATAAGATATTATCCTCATAATTAAAATCTCCAATATCCTACCCGTTTGGGTTTGTATGTGTTGTCTTCAATCTCGTTAATTTGAAACGCATCCAATGGATGATCGACTTTCCAAGCATCCTTCATATAAAGAATAGCCATTACCATAGCATCTACTTGGTCATCATAGGTAGCGTTGGGAAAGGCAATAGCTTCATTGATTAGATCATGAGCAAAGGGTTTATCAGGAACCCAAATTCTTCCAGATTCAAGGAGCGGGGTAGATGCATTGGTTCGTGTTACCTTATCTCTATCAGGATTATATTCCAGAATAGGCAAGCCAGCCCTTCTCAAATCCTGTATAAGAGATTGGCCTGAAGCTTTCTTTTCAATAATTATAACATCTGGTTCATAACTATCATACATCTCTTGAGCGGTACTACGCAACTCTGGATATTCAAGTCTTTCTCTTTTGTTACTTAAAAGAATAAGATTAGGAATAATTCTTTCGGTTCCAAGGCTATCGGTAGCTATTTTATCGAATATCCCCCAAGTTTGAATAACGGAGTAATCGGCGCTAGTCTTGACGGAAAAAGCCGTATCACAGGTTTGAATAATAAAATCACAATCAGGCGGCGAATCCATATATTCCCAGATGTTGAACCAATGTCTTTTTATAATCCCTCCTTCTTCTGGAGTAGGATCTTGCATAAACAAAGACTGCCAGTACTTGGTTCCGTTTTGAGAACGTATCTCTAGCTCATCCTTCTTTAGAAGCCTGTCCGGTTTCCATTCGGGAAAATAGGAAGTTCCAGAAGGCATATCCAATAGCTCTGCCGAATCATCGTCCAGCCAAGCAGGGATCTTTATAACTTCCCAATCATCTATCTCTTCTTCTTCATCTGTTAATATCGAATCCTTTTTTCTTTTCTTTTCAGTTTCCAGAAGCCAGCCGCATATATCATCTTCATGGTATCGCGTGTTTATGATCACAACACTACCATTAGGCATTAAACGTGT